GAGCTATATAAACTTCATAACCTTTTTCATAAAATTCTAAAGCTTTAGACATAGTGTACGTTTGAATTTCGTTGTTACCATACATCATTTTGTTACCCTCTCTTTTACCCATAGTCTTTTAAGTTTATTATTTCTGCCACCTTTAGCACCTGTAACCTGCCTATTCTTTTGTTGTGTCCATAGGTCACCCTCTTTGTAGGTTCTCATGTTAAAGACTGCCCGCATTCTTTTGTTCTCTTGCTTGCATACCATCTCGTGAGCTAGTCTTAACCTGTCTTGCACATCTAGCATTGCTTATTCTCCACTACTTTATTTGTGATACCCTTGATTGCAGCATACCTTTTCACTACCCGCAAAGCATCCTCTCTTGTTCTCACAGTCTCATAACAAACAAGCTTGCCTGTCTTGTCACTAATTGTATTCACTACATATTTATTTATCATTTTATTATTTCCTTTTCTAATTGTATTTCTACTGTATTAACTCTATACCCGCACGTCAAACATTTCTTTCTACGTTTAGTGGACGGGTAACCTAGCTTAAAATATTCCCTTGTATCAATTATTTTTAGTTTACGCCTATACGATTTGCTCAGGCACTCAGGACAACAACTTAAAGATTTATCCATTTTATTTTATCCCTTTCAATATAAATTCTATTACTGGTATTGTCCAACCGTTGCCTATCATTTTGTATCTCTGGCAATTACTAACCCCACTAGTATAATCTTGTGGTATACCTTGCAATGCTTCACAATCATTAGGTGTTAGCTTGTCTTGTTTGTTCTCAGATTTTAAAGGAACATTGTGTCCACCTGTACCCATGTTAGCAGTCAAACAAGGTGATACCCCAGACTTATTCTTTCTGTAGTATGTCCTACGCCATTGATAAAAGTTACCTTGCCACTCAGGTCTTGAAGGTATCTCACCTAGTGGAATATTAGTCCAGTAATATCTCTTTCTATTCTGTTGAATAAACCTATCAGAATTTATCATGATTGGTTGCACGCCTAGTTGTTCAGATATTATATCTAAACTTTCTTTATTCATGCTAACATTTTCCAGTAAGAAATACTTAGGTTTTAATTCTTTTAGTAACCTAACATATTCAAAGAATAACTTTGACCTTGGATCATCAAAGTTTAATTCTTTACCACCATTGGCACGGCTAAAACCTTGGCATGGACTGCCACCAATCAATAAATCTATGTGTGACAATTTTGCTGCACAAACTTTTGTGACATCTCCGACATCAATTGTATCAGGAAAGTTTTTATCCCTTACCTTGATTGCATACTTATCTATTTCACTCGCATAATATTTACTTGGTTTAATACCAATATTATTTAAAGCAATTTGCCCGCAAGATAGACCATCAAATAAACTTAATATATTCATTTTATTTTATCCCTTCTATTGATCCATATTCTTTCAAATCGTATTCAGTTAATCCATAGTACTTAATAGGATCAACAAAGAACCGTCCTGTTTCGTCATAGTATGGGTTCTTGATCCATGTATCATTTTTAAATACTTCCCATTGCTTTTTGCTTGTGACAAATTCAAGCAATTCTTTGAAGCTATCCGTCTCAAATATCCATGTATGATCATCATCATACCCGTTATAACTGTTAGCCGTTTGCACTGTAAACCTTGGCATAAAACCTTGATCTACTCCTACAATCCTATTGGCATTTGCCGTCCTTACTTTTGGATCATGGCTATCAATCCAAATGTGTAATCCGTTCACTTGCCAAGAAGGCAATTCATCATGATGATAGCTAGTGCATTCCCAATTGTTAGGAATGTCTAGATCAGTTGTGTATGTATTCCAATCCATTTTGTTTCTCTTTCTGTTTTAAGTTTAATATTATCTAGTTGCACCAGTACGAGATGCAACCGATAATATTAAATCCCTAGGCATAGTCTACAACAAAACCTGTTGTATCTCTTTTGGCCTTACCTTTGGCATATAGTGAAACAATGTGGCCACCTTTTGGATCAAGTATTCTTAGGTCGTCACTATCCCCATCAACTATGGGTAAACCTTGCCAATGATTAGCTAATACCTTTTCTCTAAATACAACAGCTATATTCATACCTTTGTCTAATGCTGTTTTCATCATATCACTGTATGATTTTTCTTTCCCACTATATGACCACGTTAAATGGTAGTTGTCTATATGATCAACTTTTCTATTAGCTATTTTAGTATAGTCATAGAATTCTATGCGTGGGAATAATTCAAATATTGTGTAACCTTCAATCTTGATTAACTCGAAACGGATATCACTTGTTCCGTTCAATCTAATCACGGGTTGTATATCTCGTTTATTACAATAGTTTTGAAACTTTGTGAGATCGACCATTAGTTGTTTCATAAATTCATTACGATCTCTATAAAATAACTCGGCCTTTCGTAACCTTGCTTTTTGTACGCAATTCATTGCACCACGTCCTGCAGTATTTAAACAAGCTTCTACACATCCTGCTTGTTCTGCCATTGGGCAAGAATTAAAAGTGCGATTATCAACAACAACTTTAAAAGGTGCAAGGTATATGATACCCGTTAGGTATTCACTACCATCACCTTTGATTGTCTTTGCATTAGTGCCAACGCCTATAAGTTTATACTGTGACATTTTATTAAATCCTATATAATTAATTTCTATACATATATAAAATTCATAGTTTAATTTAATTGTCAAGCATTAATTTAATTAATTTATAAACAATATTAAAACAGTTAATATAATTAAATAGTTTTATTAGTTGGTTAACATAGTTAATTAAATTTAATCAATGGGTTAGTAGTTGTGGTTGATGTTGTGGACGTATCACCGCATCCAAGAGTGTGACATATATGCTGCACAGTGTGACATAATTACCACAGCCAGAGGGATTGCATGTATTATTTTTACAACAGTGTGACATTTATACCACAGGGAGGGGGTTAGGGGGTATGCCTCTTGTATGTACAATACACAAAAATATTTACTAACAGAAATCTTGGACACGATCTAAAACCCCCTAGTAATAGTATAGAAGAACTTTGGCTCAAAAGGGACCTGTATACCCCTTAGCAATCCTACTGGTCTTAGTAATGAGTACAGAGGGTTAAAACAAGTTAATTTAAATAAATAATAAATTAGTACTTGACAACTAATACAAACACCTGTATAATATTCTTAACAAGTAAGCCTGAGAGTATATAAACATAAGTACTATTGTTAGTAGTAACAGATACATCTTATCCCTTCTCCCTTTTATTTACCTAAAACAATAGGAATAGTTAATTACAATGGCTAAGAAACCTAGTAAGACGTGGTTCTATGAGACTACACTACCAGATACAAGAAACGAGTTAACTTTATATTCTTTAAAGAAGAAAGACCACAAAGTATCTGGTACTACCTACAGGTCCCTTCATAAGATCTATATTGATATGGAAGACCCAACAGAGTACGAATTTGCAATGTCTGTGTTTGGTGACTTCTCTGTTTGGGAAAACCTGTGTAACCTGATATGGTTTAAGAAACATCATGTTCAGATGAAGAAAGAGTTAGTACTGAAGTTAAAGGCTAGAACAGTTAAGAACATGATCAATGATCTTAATGAGGGTAAAGCCAGTTACAATGCTCAGAAGTACTTAGCTGATGCTGGTTACTTAGAAGGTAACGATAAGAAACGAGGTAGACCATCTAGAGAAGAATTAGATGGAGCCTTGAAGGATGCTGCTCGTAATGAAGCAGAAACTAAAGATGATGCAGCAAGGATAGGGTTAGTGAACTGATATGGCTAAGACTCCACCAATTACAAATGTTACCTCAGGGTTTAGTTCTACTACAGCCCTAAATAATAATTTTGAAGCTTTAAAAGATGGGTTTGATAACACTCTATCTCTTGATGGTAGTACGCCTAATGCCATGCAAGCAGAATTAGATTTATCTAATAACAGTATAATAAATGCTGGTAGTGTAGAAACAGATAAGTTATTACTTAATGGTACATTAGTTACGCCTAGTGGAGTAGATCCTGTTTTATCAGGAACTGTATCTACGTTTGGTGCATCTTTAATTGATGATGCAGATGCAGCTACAGCTAGAACAACTTTAGGTTTAGGTACTGCAGCAACTTCTTCAACTACAGATTTTGTAGGTACGTCAGGTAGTGGAACTATAGCAGGTGACTTAGATATAACAGGTGACTTAGAAGTGACATCTGATGGTTTACCATCTACAGTATTAGATAGGTTAAATTCTGATGGAACTATTCTAGAGTTAAAAAAGGATGGAACAACTGTAGGAAGCATCAGTACTAAAGTAGATGCTGTTGATGGTGTAGGGGATATGTACCTTGGAACAGGGGACACTGGTTTATTTTTTCATGATAGAAACAATCAGATCCTTCCTGTAGATACAGCAACAGGTTTAACAAGAAATTCTATAGTTCATCTAGGCTCAACTGGTGCAAAGTTTGCTCAAGTACACTCTGCAACCTTTCATGGTGATGGCTCTAACTTAACAGGTATTAGCAGTAGTACAGCTTATGGTGCTGTTGGTACTTACGGTTTATTCTTCTATCAAACACTTGGTCAAAATGCCCCTGCGACAACTGTTTCTGGTAGCTCCCTCTATCCTGCTAATACTTACGATTACTCTGGTCACAGACCTACATATAGTGGCTCTGGACATCCTTCAGGTACTTGGAGATTAATGGGTCAAACAGGTTATTACAACGAGACAGTAACTATAACTAGAAACGACTTTAATACATCCGTTTTTGTAAGGATTTCTTAAATGAGTATAACAATAACAGAAGTACGTAATGCACACTCATTAAACGTAGAGAATACAGTATTCAATGTAGAGATTAAGCATCCAGAGTATAGTTGGATACCTTACACACTCGACCCTAGTGACACAGATAATACAGTAGACAACAGTGAATTACTTACACTTATAGGTTCTAGTTATGAAGCTTATGTAGCACCTACCCAAGCAGAGCTAGATGCTGAGTTAGCTACTAGTCTAAGAGAAGAACGTAATGGTAAACTAGTAGGAGAAGTAGACCCTATAGTAACCAATCCTTTAAGATGGGCTGAACTTACGGAAGCTAAACAAACTGAGTGGACACAGTACAGAACGGATTTACTTAACCTACCTGATCAATCTGGTTTCCCTAACACAGTAACTTGGCCTAGTAAACCTGTATAAAAGAAAGTATAACGCATGGCTAAGAAACCAACGGTAACTACATTAGCATCTGGTTTTAACTCCACAGATGTTTTAAATACTAACTTTGAGAATTTAAAAGAGGGTTTTGATAATACTCTGTCTTTGGACGGCAGTACTCCAAATGCTATGGAGGCTGATCTAGACCTGAATGGTAACAACCTTATTGGTGCTTCTGGTTTATTAGTTAACGGTACAGACTATCTAGCAGATGTTAACACAGCTAAGACTGCTGCTCAAGATGCACAGACTGCGGCTGAAGCTGCTGAGACTAATGCTGAAACTGCTGAAACAAATGCTGAGACTGCACAGACTGCTTCAGAAGCAGCTAAAACTGCTGCCCAAACTGCACAGACTGCAGCTGAGACAGCTAAGACTGGAGCTGAGACTGCTGAGACAAATGCTGCTGCGTCAGCAGTTACAGCAACAACTAAAGCATCAGAAAGTGCATCAAGTGCTACAGCTGCTGAGACTGCAAAAACTGGTGCTGAGACTGCAAGGGATGCGGCTGTTGTAGCTAAGAATGCGGCTGAAGCTGTAGATGTAATAACTGATGCAACAGTATCTGTAAGCACTTTATCTACAGGATCATCAGCAACAGCTTCTGTAACAGCAACAAATGGTACAGGGGCTTTTTCTTTTGGGATACCAATTGGAGCTACAGGAGCACAAGGTATCCAAGGTCCACAAGGTCCAGCAGGAGCAGATAGTACTGTAGCTGGTCCAACTGGAGCAACTGGTCCTCAGGGAGATACAGGACCTCAGGGACCGACAGGAGCAACTGGTCCGCAAGGTCCATCAGGAAATGATGGAGCAGATGGAGCACAAGGCATTCAAGGTATCCAAGGCCCTACAGGACCACAAGGAGCAGATAGTACAGTAGCTGGACCACAAGGAGCTACTGGAGCTACAGGTCCACAAGGTCCAGCAGGAGCAGACGGTAATGATGGTGCAACGGGTGCAACGGGTGATACTGGTCCTACAGGACCGCAAGGTATCCAAGGCCCTACAGGACCACAAGGGGCAGATAGTACAGTGGCTGGACCACAGGGAGCAACTGGAGCAACTGGAGATACAGGACCACAAGGACCAGCAGGGGCTGATGGTGTTGACGGAACTGATGGAGCTACAGGCTTGACAGGTCCTGCAGGAGCAGACGGAACAGATGGTACTGATGGAGCAACTGGACCGACAGGCCTACAAGGAGCTACTGGAGCAACAGGACCAGCAGGTGCTGATGGAAGTGACGGAGCAGATTCTACAGTAGCAGGGCCGACAGGAGCTACAGGTCCTCAAGGACCACAAGGTCCAGCAGGAACAAATGGAACAGATGGAACAGATGGAGCTACAGGTTCTACTGGTGCAACTGGCCCGCAAGGTCCACAAGGAATACAAGGAGCTACTGGTTCAGCAGGAGCAGATGGGGCTGATGGGGTTGATGGTGCAGATAGTACAGTAGCAGGTCCTACAGGGCCTCAGGGACCAACAGGAGCTACTGGGCCAGCAGGAGCTGACGGAGCTGACGGAGCAGATGGGGCTGATGGTGCATCTTATACACACCCAAACCACACAGGCGAAGTCACATCGACATCCGATGGTGCAACAGTAATAGCTGATAATGTAGTTGACGAAGCAAACTTAAAGGTAAGTAATACACCAACAAACGGATATGTCCTAACAGCACAGTCAGGAAATACAGGTGGTTTGACTTGGGCGGCGGCTTCT